GGGAAACCTGTTGTTATTGGTATCCTTCACAGGGGTTCTTTATCTGCACCTACTGGTGGGCACATGTGTGTAGTCATCGGCAAGACTCCAGATGGCAAAGGATATTATGTTAACGATCCTTATGGTTCTCTGAATGATAACTATACTGGTCCAGTGACAAATGGTAAGAAGACCATTTATACCAAAGCAGTTCTTAAGCATCGTTGGTGTCCAGGTGGCAACGATGGCTGGGGTAGAATTTTCGACTGATAGGAGAACAATCAATGGCACGTATCGATTTACACAACTTCTTCAAGTTCTATGACGAGAAGAACCCCAATCACGTCAAAGCAGTTCAGTGGTTAGAAGATAACCTCCCAGTTAAATATCTTGAAGATAATGTTGATTGGGCAGAGATTTATCGTGGAAAAAAGTCAAACGCTGCAGTAACTGTAACTGCAGCACCAGCGTCTAGTGGTGGTGATGTTCCTATGATGGGTATCAAACTCATCAAAGAGTTTGAAGGATGTAGATTAAATGCATACCCCGATCCACTTTCAGGTGGTCTGCCAATCACTATTGGATGGGGATCTACTAGAGATAAGAATGGGCAACCATTCCACATGGGTGACAGCATCACTCAAGCAGAAGCAGATCAGTTGCTGATTGAAGAGTGTAAGGATCACTTCTTACCAGCACTTCGCAAAATCCCACACTGGAATGAAATGTCAGATGGAAAAAGAGGCGCTCTGCTCAGCTTTGCTTATAATCTCGGTGCTGGCTTCTACGGTGGCGATAACTTTAATACTATTACTAAACGCTTGAAGAATAAAGAATGGGACATGGTTCCCGATGCTCTTTATATGTATCGCAATCCTGGTTCAAATGTAGAAGCAGGTCTTGCACGTAGAAGAAAAGCAGAAGGCGAAGCTTGGAAAAAAGGGTAAACTTCACACCAAACAAAAATGGAAAACAACAAAAGAGAAAAATGTATGGGACAAGTTATTCGTATTGCGATTTTGAGTTGGTCTGCTGCTCTTCTTACTGCTAGTTATGCAGGTATGTTATCCAAAATGGATCCTACCTTTATTGCTACAGTCTTTACAGCATCTGCTGCTACCTTTGGTATCAATACCATGAAAAAAGGTGGTGAGGATGACGAAAAAAAACAAGAGCCACGCAGAGAAGAATTTGTAGAAGCTCCCCCAGAACCACCAGTATTTGAAGCATCAACAACTTTAGAGGAAAGAGTTGAGGCTCTGGAAACCAAGGTTGAAGAGGGAGAAGGATTCGTTACTCCTAGAACGTAATCTATATCACATCTGCGGTTGTCAGTTGAAAAACCTTGGATATAATGAAGTACACTCGCTCATAATCCCGTGCCTAGAGAATGGAACACTCCTAAGAGAGAACCATGGAACCCAGTTATCAAGAAATGTCTCGATGCTGTAGATCTACACACGAGACTTCATCTTGATACTGGGGATCAGTGGCATGAGGATCAAGCTAAAATTCTAAGAAAGTATGTTAAAGATTTAAAAGTCTGGATACATAACCAAGAGGGACGAGAATGAGTGAGTTTCCATGGGGTGTCCTTGTAATATTATGTTGTGGTCTTACAATGACTGCGTATATCATTTACTACATATTACGGTTAGCCCATTTGGAGATGAAAGATGAAACATCTAGCAATCATTCTGTCAGCAACGAGTCTGACAATTAGTGCGGGACTTTGTTATGGTGCTTATGTAACTTATCAAAAAGCACAAAAGATTCTTGAGAATCCAGAAGAGTTTGTTGGTATGGTTGTAGAGAAGCGGGTTGAAAAAGCATTTAATGCTCTACCACTCCCCAAACTAAATACCAAAGAGTTTAAATTGCCATTCTAATGGACAATAAAGATCCTTATATTTACAGAATCCGTGAGATTCATAAAGTTGTTGATGGAGATACAATAGATGCTGACATTGATCTGGGCTTTGATATTTCTCTCACTAAGCGAATTCGCCTTGCTGGGGTTGATACTCCTGAGTCACGCACTGCAGATGCGAATGAAAAGAAATACGGACTTGAATCAAAAGAGTGGTTGAAGAAAAAAGTAGAAGGTGCGAAGAATATTCTCATCAAGACTGAACTTCCTGATTCTACTGAGAAGTATGGTAGAATCATCGGGCACTTGTTCATCAACGACCAAGATACATCACTCAACGACCAGATGATTGTTGAGGGTTATGCCTGGTCGTATGATGGTGGAACTAAGCAGAAGAACTTTGCTGAACTGGATGCGAAGCGTAATAAGTAATCACTTCTCGTGAAACTCTTTATACTGCCTTTGTTTATCTTTTTTCTGTTCTTTCTTCAATAACTTATTGACTTTCTTCAGAGACTGACTTTTCTCAAAAGCAAAGTATATCTGAAGTTCATATGGGGTAAGATCTCTACTCAAAAGTTTCTTACCCCTTACAAATATCTGTTGAACGATAGGTTTCATTTTACCTACCATCCATTCCACCAAAGATTTCCCAACAAGAGCCGCAGCAACAGAAGCAGTAGCAGTGGTGCCAGCAAGAATAACTTGCTCTTTAGGTGGGATGGGAACTTCCCCGACGATAGGCACTTCAATGACAGGTACTCCTAAATTCGTATTAGTTTGTGTAGTATCATCGGAAGTATTCCGATTATCTTGTAAATTTTGAACAGGAATTTGGACTTGTGGTAATACGGGTTTGCTATCGGGCAACCCTCTTGTCTTATCTTCTTTCTCTTCTTCTTGTTTCTTTTGTTCTGCTCTCACCGCAGCATCAAACTCTTCTTGAGTTGGAACATCAATGACTGGATACTTTATAGTTGTATTGGGCATATTAATAATTGGCATATCAATTTCAGGTATCACAGATCTTTCTGCCCTTCTTGTGACGGGAGGTTCTATGGTTGGAATGATTGGTGGTGGACTAATTTTTACCAGTTTTATTTCCATTAGCCACGTCCTGTACTCTTGGATACTTAACAACTATATCCGCACATATCTTTGGATAAGGACTTTCTGGATGAAATGATATTCCATTCTTCATTGCTTCACCACACTTCAATAGACGCACTAATTCAAAATCAAGTCTTGCTTTATCAGCCTCTGCCTGTTGTCTTGCAATTTCTGTACGAACTCTTGCCTTACAAAGTTCTTGAAATGATCCATCAAGAGGAACAGAAAATCCAGCAGAGACTCCTCCATTAAATGAATTGCTTTGATATGAAGTTGGATCACTATTGTTGGATAAACTGTTATAACCAAATGTTTGTAAGTTTAATGTTGGTCCTTGACAAGAAACACCAGCACCATAAGTATTCATAGCAAAAGGACCCTGTAGCACCTGCACAGCCTGGTTGGTTACATTACCAGTTGCGGATGCTGAGGGCCCTGCAATATTCGTATTAGATGGCGCCTCTGCAAATACAGGAGACGCTAAACCGATTATTGTGTGAAGACTGATAATGAATTTGTAGTAGATTCCTCTACTGTTTTGCGATCTATCCATGTTTCTTTCGCAATTCCAGGAGTCAAGTGAGTTTCACTAAACTGGAACGGAGCACCTTGCGTTTGAATTGTATAGTTCGCACCTGGACCAGGACGGGCAGGGATGTTAATATTAGTACCAGTAACAGTATAAGATGTTCCAGTTGTATATTCTATTTGTTTGATTACTTCAACCACTTCAGTTCGAGTTTTAGTTTCAGAAGTAATAGTGCCACTCGTAAAATTGGGAGTGACAGGAGCTGCAAAGCAAGGAGATATAAGTCCCGCTGCCAGCAGCAAAGCGGGAGTTATGTGTTTCACTTGAATACGCTTAACTCAACGGTTCTTTGTGCAGTACCAGTGCTTCCAGGACCACCTGCAGTGATGGTAGGAACACCAGTGTTAGAGAGAGTACCAGCAAGAGAACCTGCAGAACCACCTAACTGAGTAGTAGAGTCGCTATAAAGGTTGGGAGCAGCAATTGTTCCAGAAGCTGCCGACTGACTGGTGACAACAGTATCTGCAGTAATTGATGATTCAGAGAAACTAAATGCTGAACCGTTTGTATTGATCGCATAAGAACCTGCACTGCCAACTCCACCAAGAGTTGTTACATTGATATTAGTACCAGAGACGGCATATTGTCCACCGACTCTTTCCGATTGTACCGCTGCACCCTGAACGCTGAGTTGAACTGAGTCAACAATTTTATGTGTAATTTCACCAGCAAAAGCAGGAGTAGTGAAGAATAACGAAGAGATTAAAAGTAATCTTTTCATTGTTCCTGGATGATTATTTCCAAAGTATTTATGAACTTCATCCCTTTTTAATAAATAGAGAAAAAACTATAGATGGCTATTAATAGAGAACTTAGTCAGTTTGGAAGACTTGTTGAAATTAATGATGGTGAGCACATTGGTATTGGTACAACTTCCAATGTTAATATTGGTTTTGGCACAATTACTGTCGCTAGAATTAATAGTCTGGTGCTACCTACGTCTTCGGGTAGTGCTGGCAATGTATTAAAGACTGACGGTTCTGGAAACTTATCCTTTGAGCCTGTTGGTGCTGGTGGAACTTGGGCAGTAACAGATGTAGGAATTCATACAACAAAAAGTGTTGGTATCGGTACAACAAATGCAACATCTAAACTCACAGTTCTGGGTGACACAAAAATTGTTGGAGTTTTAACTGCCAATACATTTTATGGAGATGGTGGTGGATTAACTAATGTTGGTGCCGCGAGTACAATTTGGAGATCTACTTCTTCTGGAATTCATACTCTTAGTAGTGTTGGTATTGGAACTCAAGCAAGATCAGCACACGCATTAACTGTTTCTGGAGCTGGGTCTACTGCATTATTTGTTGAAGGTAATGCTAGAATTACTGGTATTCTTTCTATTGGAACTGGAACAGTAACAATTGATGGTAATAGTAGTACGATTGTTGCTACCAATTTCATTGGAGAACTGACATCAAATTTTCCTACTGGAGATTATGGTGATTTTTCTGGAGGATCGGGAGTAGATGCTTTTGGTCAGGTCATAATTGATGCAACATTATTTGATCTTTTAGATACTCCATCGAATACATTACGTTATGAAGATCTCGGAGTCTTAACGTAAATCAATCTAAATATAAAGACAGGGAACTTTTGATAGAAAATGCCTACACAAGTACAACTAAGACGTGGAACATCTGCACAAAATAATTCCTTCACCGGTGCCTCAGGGGAATTGAGTGTAGACACAGATAATTATAGTATTAGAGTTCATGATGGAGCAACTGCTGGAGGATATGCGGTTGCTAAAAGAGATTTATCTAACGTCAGTAACGTTGGAGTTTTCACAGCTACAAGTATTGTTGTAAGTGGAAATGTAAGTATTGGTGGTACATTAACCTACGAAGATGTAAATAATGTTGATTCGATTGGAGTTATTACTGCTCGCAATGGAATCAACGTTCTTGCGGGCGGTATAAATGCAGTCGGTGTAATTACCGCGACATCATTTGTTGGAAACGGATCGCAGTTAACTGGTATTGATGCCACAGCAATTCAAACAGGTACAACTAAAGTTCAAACTAATGCTGCCAGAGTTGATACTATTATCTCTGGATCAACAATAGTTTCAGTTAACTCTGGAGGTATGAGTGTAACTGGAATTACAACATCCACAGACTTCAACTCATCATCAGATATTAATTTAAAGACAAACATTCAAACTATTGAAAATCCAATCGATAAACTTCTTGAAATTAATGGAGTTACATTTAATTGGATTGAGAATGAAAGGGCATCTGTAGGTGTGATTGCACAGGATGTTGAAAAAGTTTTACCACAACTTGTGAATGATATGGGAGCTCACAAAACTGTAAACTACAACGGTTTGATCGGTCTTCTGGTAGAATGTATCAAGCATCAACAGAAACAAATTGATGAACTCAAAGAACACATGATTGGCTCTTGACAGGATTTGCTGACAGTGTTAAGATAAATAAACATTAAGGAATGTAACGTTTCTTAAAAACTCCCGTTAACCGAGACCTATGGGAGGATAAATCACGTCTCTCATGTCCACATCTGAGGGTGGTGTGGAACATACTGTATTACCAGTCCCCTGCTGGCTCTACTTACCCTTTTAAAACAATGACCGCTTCAATCGCTCAACAACGCTCTACTACGAATCCCTGGCAGCAATTTTGCCAGTGGGTTACTAGCACCGATAACCGCCTGTATGTAGGTTGGTTTGGTACTCTGATGATCCCAACGTTGCTCGCTGCAACAATCTGCTTCATCGTTGCATTCATCGCTGCTCCTCCTGTGGACATCGATGGTATTCGTGAACCCGTTGCTGGTTCACTCATGTACGGAAACAACATCATCTCTGGTGCTGTGATTCCGTCGTCCAATGCTATTGGACTTCACTTTTACCCCATCTGGGAAGCTGCTTCCCTAGATGAGTGGCTGTACAACGGTGGACCTTTCCAACTGATTGTGTTCCACTTCCTCATCGGCATTTACTGCTACATGGGTCGTGAGTGGGAACTGTCTTACCGTCTCGGTATGCGTCCTTGGATCATGGTTGCTTACAGCGCACCTGTTGCTGCTGCAAGTGCAGTGTTCCTGGTCTATCCTTTTGGACAAGGTTCTTTCTCTGACGCGATGCCTTTGGGTATCTCTGGTACATTCAACTACATGCTTGTGTTCCAGGCAGAGCACAACATCCTGATGCACCCCTTCCACATGCTTGGAGTTGCTGGTGTGTTCGGTGGTTCTCTGTTCAGTGCTATGCACGGTTCTCTGGTTACTTCCTCACTGGTTCGTGAGACCACTGAGAATGAGTCACAGAACTATGGTTATAAGTTCGGTCAAGAAGAAGAGACCTACAACATTGTTGCTGCACACGGCTACTTTGGTCGTCTTATCTTCCAATACGCTTCGTTCAACAACTCTCGTTCACTTCACTTCTTCCTCGCTGCATGGCCTGTTGTGGGCATCTGGTTCACCGCTCTGGGTGTATCCACGATGGCATTCAACCTGAATGGTTTCAACTTCAACCAGTCCATTATGGATTCACAAGGTCGTGTGTTGAACACCTGGGCTGACGTTCTTAACCGTGCTGGACTTGGGATGGAAGTAATGCACGAAAGAAACGCACATAATTTCCCACTTGATCTTGCTGCTGCTGAGTCAACTCCTGTTGCTCTCACTGCTCCAGCAATCGGTTGATATAACAACCAATATTCACTGGGGATCTTCGGATCCCCTTTTTATTTCGGAGGAAATAAATGGTATCTTCTACACTTTCACAACCTATTTCACAAAGAGGATGGTTCGATGTTCTCGATGACTGGCTTAAGAGAGACCGTTTCGTTTTTGTTGGCTGGTCTGGACTTCTTCTTTTTCCCACTGCTTACCTTGCTCTTGGTGGTTGGCTTACTGGGACAACTTTCGTTACGAGTTGGTACACTCACGGCATTGTATCCTCCTATCTTGAGGGTGCAAACTTTCTTACTGCGGCAGTTAGTACTCCAGCAGACGCTATGGGTCATTCTCTTCTTCTTCTCTGGGGTCCTGAGGCTCAAGGGGATATCGTCAGGTGGTTCCAACTTGGGGGACTCTGGCCTTTTGTGGCACTCCACGGGGCCTTTAGTCTGATTGGTTTTATGCTTCGTCAGTTTGAGATTGCTCGTCTTGTAGGCATCAGACCCTATAACGCAATCGCATTCTCTGGTCCTATTGCCGTATTCGTTTCTGTATTTCTGATGTATCCACTGGGTCAATCCAGTTGGTTCTTCGCACCATCATTTGGTGTGGCAGCAATCTTCAGATTCCTTCTGTTTCTTCAGGGTTTCCACAACTGGACTCTCAATCCCTTCCATATGATGGGAGTTGCTGGTATACTAGGAGGAGCACTGCTCTGTGCCATTCATGGGGCAACTGTAGAAAACACTCTATTTGAAGACAGTGATCAAGCAAACACTTTTAAAGCCTTTGAACCTACACAGGAAGAAGAAACTTATTCAATGGTTACTGCGAACAGATTCTGGTCACAGATATTTGGTATTGCTTTTAGTAACAA